TTACGCTTCTGGGGCTAATGGCCAGTGGATGTTTGGGGCATCTTCGGGATTGAGGCGATTCAACTGTACCCGGTATATTTTCCAGCGTTTTAGCTTCTCCAATTCATCCGTTGTTGCAATACCTAAATCGTCAGCGTCTTGTAACGGAGCGATAACCTTTCCGGCGGCGTCCAGCAGTGAGGATTGTTGCCGTGCGGCCTTGGCTCTGAGTTGTTCCGCTGTGAGCGGAGGGATATCAATCCAGCATGGTAAACCGTCAGGCGATGCACCTCGTTGTTTCCCCTCAGGAGGCTGGCCAGCATATATATTGAAAATATTGTCTTCTACATTAATCCCGTCATCTGGCCATGATCCTGCGCTAATATAATCATCTTTCATTTCTAAAGGATAAAAGGAACACGTTGCTGCGCTAAAAATATACATATTATTTTCCTATTGCAAACCATGTCATGCCACTTGGCCAGTCAGTACGAACTTCGCTACTATATTGCTGTTTGTTCCAGTTAAATCCGTTGTTATCATTGCTTCCTAATTGGACGCCGTAGTCATAATAAGGATCCCAGCTACTTCTATCCGGCCATGCTGGCGTGAGTAATATAGGTCCGACCCATTGGGTAAATGAAATATTGAAGGGTTGCCACAGATTTGCACTTTCATTTATCCCGTTGGTGTAAGTTCTGCCATATTGGAATAGGACTCCTGTATTTTCATCTCGCCACCATCCGGACCCTTCATGCGTACGGTTGGAGAAAGAGCCCCAGTCTACGCGCCCGTTGACTTGTTCAATGATGGCATCCCATAGCCACTTATTACCCCAGCGGCTGCCCATAATATTGCCATCGCTGGAATGAATTGCGGGGCCAACATTCAGCCTGCCATTGATGGAAACATCGTGCCCCATCGTCACCGCACCGTTTTTTATATTAACGTACAGTGGACGCATATCGTTGAATCCACCATATTGGTCTTTGGCATTCGTCAGCATCAAATACAGACTATTACCGTCGTTACGCCAGAATGTTCCATAGTCACCGCCGATAGAACGGTAGTTATTAGGTTCCGTTGACTGGATTTCAGCACTGGCTTTTAATGGACCGGTTAACTGCCCGCCGCTCTTCATCAAATAACGACTATCCGCTTCATTTTTACTCCAGGCTCCCACATCCGCAGACGTCGGTTTGTTTTCCGTGCTGTAGTAATGTTGAAATGGTCCCCAGACTCCCGAAGGTGAAGTTCTGTAACGTATGTATGTTCGGGTTGTGTTTGCACCAGCCTGCCAAAAAAGCTGTTTGGCGGATATTGCATCGTATTTAATACACAGCATTTCCCAGTTGGCTGCGGGATTTGGTGTATTTGCGGCTCCAGGTGCTAACTTGTAAAAGCCGGTTTTACTGGCAGCATTAGCATCGCTGATGTTAATTGCCGCTCCCCCCAGGCCGAAAGCGCCTACGGCCATTAGCTGCCCGCTTTCGGTACCGACGTTTTTGGTGGCAGCACTACCCAGCTGCAGATTACGTCGGGCCGTTTCTTTATTTGGCACGTCGCTGAGGTTTGACGCTTTTTTCAACCCGGCATCATTGACCTGTTTCAGCGCCGCCGGAGTTATCGCTTTGTTTTCATCCGGGCTGTTAGTGGCGTTTGACAGCATCACGAAACCTTTTGCCGTGGTGGTGGCGTCGGGATGGCGGCGTGAGCCTTCATGATCCAATAAGGCTTTTTCGACAAAGTCTCTGCTCGCCAACACCGTATCGTCACCGGCAATCACCTGGATGGCGTCGGTATTGCTGACGATCAGGATCATGCGCAGCGTTTGCGTACGTCCGCTGCCTTCTTCCAACTTGGGTTTGTAGCTTTCGGCCATATTGCCGACGGCGATCAGTTCGCCGGATTCGTCGAACAACCCCATTTCACGCAGCCAGAAGCCGCCAACGTTTGCAGGTATGCTCAGTTCGGCGACGATATGATCTTTCGACGTATTGGCAATATCCAATGCGTTGAGCGCAGCACGGTATTGTTCATTAAGCAGCTTCGTTTGTTCTGGCATGGGTTCAGGCAGTGCGCCATTGCCGTCGCCGACGGCCATGTGCGTAATCTTTAGCTGTGTTCCGCCGGCCGTTGCGGCGGCAATTTTTGCTGCGCCGACAGTGGTTATTATCGCTTTATATTTCGTCATGTTGGGTATCTCTATCCGGGGTAAACGGTGGTGACATCACCGTCAAGAGCCGCTGCGCCTGTATAGGCGTATCCTGCCACGGCTTGTGAAATTGTCAGGCCAAGTAAATGGCGACTTACGGGTTTGGCATCGGCGATCATGCGTTCCATCTCAAGGTACATGTCTTCGCTGATGCCGCTTTCCAGTACGCTGATATTGAGCCGGAAGGTGCCGGGTGGGTCATCGCCGCCGTGCCACCATTCGTCAACGTTAATCAGGTATCCCAGTGGTTCAACTACGCGGCGTATTGCACCGAGCGTGCCCTTATGCCGGTGGACAAAAAAGGCTGAGGCGATAACGCTGCGTTTTGTCTCTTCCGGCCATGTTTCATCCCAGTGATCGACGGAAAAGGCCCAGGCCAGGTAAGGTAATAAATTGACCGGACAGGTTGCCGGGTTCCATAAGTCGCGCAGTGACACCGATACGTGTTCCAGTTCGGCGCAGGCCTGCGCCGCGGCGACTTCGAGCGGCGTTGAACCAACCGGCAACAGCCGGTTGGTTGCCTGATTTGCTAATAAATCGGCGTCAAACGGTGGCATGGTTTACCCCTTGGCCGCGGTTTGCGTTGCCGAGCGTGCTTTGCCCGTGGCCACTGCGGCCGGTGCCTGTGGGGTATCGCCACGCTTAACGATGACGCGCGCAACCGACTCGTGCGTAGCAAACGTACAGCTGCAGTTAATGTTCTGGCATTGGTGGTAGCGTTCTTTGGTTGATTCGCTCAGGTAACGGCTGGAACGGGTGTGAGCGACGTTACCGCATACTGGACAGTGCATCATAATCAAATCCCTCTTGGTCTTTAGTCTCTTAATGTGATTAATATTATCCAAGCGACTCGCAAATGCAAGTTTGAATCTTAAAAAATGTCATGCGGCTTCAACGATGAAATCAATACGTTGAGATAAGACGTCTAAATCAATTTTTGTTGTATAGCCCGAGCTATCCATGGTGTGCGTTGTGGTGTTGATGATCCAATCCTGCTGGTCGATGACATTTTTGAAGCCACGTACCTGTATTGGCGTTTCCGGGTAGAGCTCTGGACGGCCGATTGCTAGGTCAATCGAAAATTCAACGCAACCTTGCTGGATGCTTTCCCATCTTGCCTTGGCCGCTTGCATAGCATTTTCCTTGTTGGCATAAATGGTTGGCATAATGAAAATATTTTCACTGCTGCCTGCCAAGTAGCTCTGTGCATGCTGTTCATCATTGACGTCTTTTTTACGCTGTACCGTTAACCGTTGTTGCCTAGCGTTTTTTTCATCCAACCATTTCGCCTGGACGCCGGTATAATTCTTCCTGTCCGCCAGGTTAAATAAGTGCTTGTCGCCGTCACTACGCTCTAAAATCAGTGGAGCAATCGGCTTACCTGAAGCCGTTTGCCCCTTACCTGGTATTAGCATCAGCAATCGTTCGTTTTTTATTGAAGCTACAGCGCCATTCATTGAAGCTAGCCGGGTGATAAATGCGGCATCCGTTTCCTGAGTCTGGTCGATGTGGGCTATTTTTATCTCAGCCAACCCGGGCGCTAAGGTGTTCCCGAGCCGATTGCGGTTTGCGATCTCAGTAACGATTTCTCCTAGTGTTTTATTATGGTAAGAGCGATCGTGCGCCACGTTCATCGAGCCGCGAAAATCGGCGCTGCGAGCGATGATGGTCAAACGATCTGGGGCGCCCTGATGACGGACTTCATCAACGACAAATTTACCTTTGTCGTTCAATACCTGTTCTCTCCAACCCAATTTCAAAGCAAGGGTCTGATTACGTTTTGGCACGATCACCTGGCCATCGGAATCATCAAGTTCGAGAGTCAGCTGATCGGCGCTGAAACCGCGGTTTTCTGTCAATGTCAGGGATAACAAGCGATGGCGAAAAGTTTCCGTGACATCTTTTTGTTGTAAGAGCAATGCGTAATCCGGTGCAATATATACTCCAATAGGTAACGGCGTCTGGGTGATCATGACTGGGGCCCCCCAAGGTCAGCGATTTTTTTGCTTGCTTGGTCGAGCAGGTCTGTCGCCTGCTGACGCAGATCGCCAAACATGCTGACTAGTGATTCATCCACCCGCATTAAATTGAGGGTAAACTCGATTTGTCGAGCGCTGCCATTGGAAAAAAGCTGGGTTTTGGTTTCAGCAATACTCTCAATAACATACATGCCATAAATCGTACCGTTGCCTTCAATCAATGGCCATGCGCGTCCTTGAGCGGCCATCAACTGGAGTGCCATCAAGGATAATGTTCCACCGGTGATCTCCGGCATCAGGACGCCGGACAGCGTAATCTTTTCATTGTCGGCACCTAAAAATTGAGCCGTCGGACGCTGGCCAATACGTGCATTAGTTGGCCAGCGGAAACCAGCATTACGTTGCATACTTTGGTAAGGCACGGTTTTTAGCATAAAAACGAACATGCCAAGGGTTAACATCATTTCGTTGTCTCCTTAATTAACTCATCATGCTGCGGGCATTTGTCGATTGATTTAACAGAATTTTTTTAATTTGCCATGCAACTTCTCGGCCTAGCGCGTGTTCGTTTTGGCCAGCCTGCGGCGTTACGTTTACCGTGATAGAAGGACTTTGAATCACCTGAGAAGGACTTGATGTCGCCGCAATCGCCATAATGGGTTTGGTGTGGGTTAATGGGCTATTCTGCTCTTGAGTAAATGCATTGTTTGAATTTCCCATCGACAGGAAATTTAAACCGGGCACAGGGATAATTTTTTGGCGTCTTGGGTTAACATTAAATAAATCCAAAATGTTGGGTAATTTCAGTTTATTAGGCTGACCTGGTTCCGAAGGTTGGCTCGGGGAGTCCGGGTTGCCGGAAAGATATTTTCGAAAGTTATTCAATACGTCATTGATTTTTACATTTTTGAACATTTCTCCAAGGTCAGGAAGGCTGAACATGTTTCGCAGCGCAGTCTTTATTTCATTGGCAGTGTTAATGATGCCGTCTTTAATTCTTTCCATGATAGCTTGCAATTTAGGTTCTATTTTATCCCAGTTTACCCAGATTAACGTGACGGCCGCGGCTATAGTTGCGATCCAGCCTATATAAGGTATGCGCATCAACAGACCCAGTACACGCATAATGTTACCTAATACTTGTGGTATTTTTAATGACTCCATGCCAAATAGTCCCATGCCCCCCTTTAGCATCGTTATACCACCGACGAGGGTGACAATATCTGAGCTTAGTTTTGGGTTTTTAGCAATCCATTCGTCTATTTTTTCCAGTAAATTTGTAGCCTGTTGTATAACCCCACGGAGAAAGTCACTTTTCCCACCGAATAGATCAGTGCGTATTTTATCCCAGACTGATTTCATTCTGTTTAAATCGCCATCCAGGTTGTCACTTTTCATCTTCAATAAATGCAATGATGTACCCTTTGAGTTCTTTTCCGCATTTATTCTCTCATTAAGCTTCCCTTCCCTGACGGATTCGAGGAGTTGTTTGGCGGCACCCAGCGCTTCACCTTGGAATATTTTTTCCAGGTATTTTCTTTGTTGTTGAGTGTCCAGTCCTTTTTCTTTTATTGACGCATTGATGTTCTCGATTATTTTGTTTATTGGTAATGATTTTCCATTGTTGTCTTGTGTTTTAATGCCTTTTTTTAATAGCTCTTTTTTTGCCGTTCCTGAGGATGAGTTCAACTGTATTAAAAGTGCTTTGCTGGCACTCTCGGCCTGTTCTTTATCTACGGCGTTCTCTGACATAATGCTCAATACGGCGGCCGTTTCTTCAAGACTCACACCGCTGTCATGTGCTATAGGGGCTAACTCTTTTAAAGAATTAGCGAAGTCAGATAATTTCGTATTTCCCAGCGTAAAGCACGTGGTTAATACGTCTGCAATTCTTTGGCTTTCCTCTAGGGGAATATCAAATGATTTTTGCACGCTTTTGAATATAGATGTGCTCGCGTTGACATCAAGGTCATCTAATTGCGATAAGGGCAAGGTAGCGAGCGTTGCTGCCGTGATGTCCTTCCCTCTGTATCCTTGTCGTACGACTGAAAGCTGAGCGTCGGCAATATCGGCCGGAGATAGGCCATAAAGACTGCTGAGGTCGTGCGACTGTTGACGCAAAGTTTCGATGCTTTTATCGTCGCCGTTGATACTCAATATGGCCTGAAGTTCTGACATCGTTTTTTCAAAACGAACGCCAGGTTGGATAAAATTTCCAATGGTAGTTATGGCACCCCTGGCTTTGTCATATGTGGCTTTGCCACGCGCTACCATGCTTTTTTTGTCTTTTCCCGGGGCGGGATCTGTCTGCGCCTGTCTGGTTTTTATCGAATCCTGTTGTTGCGCAATTTTCTTTTGTAATTGATTTTGTCTGTTGCTGATTTTCTCCGCATTTTGTTGGGATGTTTTTAATGTCTGAATATAATTTTCGCTGGCTTTGCCACCTTTATTTAACTGTTTTGACAATTGGGTGATTTCCACTTTGGTTTTTCCCAAGGCGGATGTTGTTGAGCCGAGCTCTGAATTCAGCCCCTGCAATTTTTTTTCCAGCTTCTGATTTTCGTTGGACAAAGCCTTGCTGGTACTAAGGAGCCTGTTTAAAGGCTCCATAGTCTGCTGCAGTTTTTTTATAAATGATTGCAGAGGTTCGCTGTTACTCATCGGTTTCTACTCCACTACGTTGAAGGGCCCGCTGGCGCCAGTCGATCAACTCCCCCAGCCCCATACCGCTCATCTCCGATGGCGGCCAGTGAAAAATCACTGCAATATCCGCCATCAGATCGTCCACGGTCAGCAGCGGGTCGATGTTTACTCCGCCGACTTCGGCGCTAAAAAACCGATCACCATGCCAGCCAGCGCGATCAGGTCCGGCAGTTCCAGACGGGCGCACTCTTCTTTGGTCAGGTTCGGGTAGGTGACGCGCGGCAAAATGGTGATCAGCGCGTCCACGTCGGCATTTGCCAGAGCCGCCAGGCCGATACCGCGCAGACTGCCGGCGTTGGGCTTGGTGACCATGACTTCGCTAATTTCGCTGTCGCCGCGTTTGATTGGGGTATCGAGTACGACGCTGGTATCCTGAGAGGTGTTCATTTCCATTGTTTTTTCCTTAACTGTGTTGGCTATGGGGTAAAGCGGCCAGCGCCCGGCTGGCCGTCGGTATAACGATTACAGGCCGATGGCCTTGCGGTGTGCGGCCAGCAGGTCGACGCCGTCCACTTTTTCGATCATGTTGACGGTATCGATCTCAATCAGCTCTTTGCCGTCGATGCTCAGCTTGAAGTAGGTACAGTCGGTCGAGACCTTGGTTTCCGTATCTTCGCCTTGCTTGAAGTCGCCGCTGTCGATCTCTTTGTGGCGGCCGCGCATCACCACTTCCAGTGCAGAAACGTCGCCGCTGTCATCGCGTTGGAAAGAACCGGTGAAACGCAGCGGCACCGCGTCGACCTGGCCCCATTGCTTCAGCACCAGTTCATCGATGCCGCCCATGGTCCACTCGACCACCAGCGCATCATCGTCCAGGCCAAAGTCGACCGATGCCGCGCCGCTCATGCCGCCGCCGCGGTATTTCTCCAGCTTGCGGGTCAGTTTTGGCAGGGTCAGCGAGGAAACTACGCCCATATAGTTGAAGCCGTCGTTAAACAGGTTCAGGTATTTCAATTTCTTTGGTAATGCCATCTTGTTGTTCTCCTTAGCTGTTTACGGACGCGGCGAAGTTCGCCAGGTAGCGATCGGTAATGCGTTGACGCAGGGTGAGGTCTTCCAGCGGCGGCACCGGGGTGTAGTCGTAATCGATAAACAGCTTGCCGGCTTTCAGGGTTTCCTGGTCGTTAGCGCTATCGTCGTACCAGCAGTCGCCGTCGATGATCAGTCCGGCGGATTTCAGCTCGCGGAATTTGGCTTTAATGCCGTCGATCATGTCGCGGATCAGCGTCGGCGTCAGGGGACGATCCACCGCCCACAGGTGCGCTTCGGCCATGGTGTCTGCCAGCACCTGTGCGGTGCGGGTATAGTTTTCAAACTGGAACAGCGGATCGTCGGCGCAGGTGCGTGAACCCCAGAATTTGAAGCCGTCTTTGCGGATCAGCGTGGTGACGCAGGCTTCATTCAACAGGTCGGCATCGGTGCCTGTCGTTTGCAGATCCCAGAAGACGCTGGCGGAAATACCGCTGACGCCGTTGACGCCGACGTTGGACAGCGACTTATGCCAGCCGGTCTCCTGGTCAATCTTGGCGCGCAGGCCGAGCGCACGGGCGGTGGCATAGGCAATATCGCTGCTGTTGGTGGTGGTGTTCCAACTGACGAAGTCAGGCCAAATCAGCATCAGCTCGCGCTGGCTGAAGTTTTTACGGTAGGCAATGGCTTCCGTAACGGTTTTACAGCCGTAGGCGCTGATATAGCCGAAGGCGCGCAGCTGCTGACAAATGGCTGCCAGCGCCGTGGCGACCTGCAGATTATCGAAGCCGGGCACGCCGAGAATACGCGGTTTCACGCCCAGTTCGGCCTGTGCCGCCAGCAGGGCTTTCATGCCGGTGTATTTACCGTTCTCATCGGCGCCGCCGATAATGTTGGAGGTGGTTTCCGCTTCGTCCTGACCTTCGGCGACGCGTACGACCACGGTGACCGGTTTGGCCTGCTCGGCGATGGCTAGCAGCGCGGCGGACAGCGTCCCATTTTTACCGGCTTTGCCGCTGGCGGCCAGTACGTCGGTGATCAGCACCGGTTGGTTAAGTGGAAAAACGCTGGCATCGGCATCTTCTGCGGTACAAACCATGCCGATGACCGCCGTTGAGACGGTGGAAATTACGCGAGTGCCTTCGTTGATTTCAAGGACACGTACGCCGTGGTGATAGTCACCCATAGTATTACTCCGTTTGTTGGTTGGTAGGAGTAGGATGCGCTTCTCAAGGCGGGCGTGCACGTCATTGGGTATGTATCAAATCTGACACAACATCAGGAAAAATAAGGTAAAAAAAACGCCCCGGGAGGGGCGTTGTTGGTGATGGAGCCGGCGATGAATGCTGACGCTACGTCAACGGATAGCGGGCCTACAGTTTGGGCTGTGCCGGCCAACTGATATCCGGCGCAGCCGAAACATCTACGGCTTTTACCGCTTTTTTATAGGCCATCCACTTTGACAGTTTTGTTTTATTGCCGGCGCTGATGTTACCGAGCATCAACTCAACCCGCCAGTCGGCGGTGATGGCGTCGGCGTGTGCCAGCAGCGTTTGTCGCTGCTGTTCTGCCGCGGTGATATCGCCGTCGCGCTTCGCTGCGCTGTCCGTAACCCATTTCTTCCCTTTCCACTTGTCATAGGGCGAACGGGGGGCAACCGGCGTGGTGCCGGGCGGGTAATCACCGATCGTGGTCATGAGCTGCGGCTCCCGGGTGAGGGTGCTGTAGAGCGTTTCGCCGCGGTGGTCCGGCAGATATTCCCAGGCCAAGAGGTCGGCCGTTCTGCAGATGGCATAGCCGTCTTTTTTATCACCCGGCGGGTCGATACATGAGTTTGCCGGCAGGCCAACGCCAGCAGCAAGAAATTCCACGGATGAAGAGAGATATTCGCGCGTATCACCAGAGTAGTTAAAGACGGTAATATCGCCGGCGGTGGTCGCGATCAATTTTTTAGTAAGTTTTGCCTTAGCCATTTATGCGGCCCTCACGATATAGTTAAATGCGATATTTCGCGGGCGTACCGTTATCCAGCGTGAACCCTCTGCGATCCATTTGGTATCTGTCTGGCTAATCATAGCGTTATCGCTAAAATTGCCCTCGGCTGGCTGTAGCGTACCGGCTGGTGTTTTTGCATCTGTCGGTTGCCGAGCAAACAATGAGTCTTCACTGGCAAATCCGAGTCCGGCAGCGCCGTTTTCGCCGGTATTATCATTACCGTAATAATCCATTGCACCAGTGCGTAATGCTGTCGCAGCTTGAGCCGACATCATTAAACGCGCGCCATCAATGCCACGTCTATCATCCCAACCTCGAATAAACTCCCCGCGTAAGTCAGGCAGTTGCAATGTAGGATAAGCCTGAGCCAGCAGCGGATATTTCGTTTTATTAAATGTTGCGCCATTGCATTTAAGCCAGCCTGCAGGCGGCGTGTCGGTTGGCCATGGCAGTGGAATACCGACGGGCATATCCGTTCTCAGCAGGCGTTTTGCAACGTCGTCGTTCACTGTTTTGAGCGCTTTTGGCGTTGCCGCCAAGGTGTCATCGGTACTGTCCGTTGCGTTACTCAGTTGCACAAAACCCTTATCCGCAAGGCTGGCGTCAGGATGGTTGCGGGTCTTGGCATGTTTTTGAATTTCATCATCCACATAGGCACGCGTCGCCAGAACGACGGCAGGATCGATCTTTAACGTCACGGCATCGCTGCTGGAGACAATCAGCGCCATACGGATGGTCTGTGTACGGCCGCTGCCTTCTTGCAGCTGGGGTTTGTAGGTTTCCGGGCAGTTGGCGATGGCCACCAACGTATCCTCTTTATCGAACAGGCCAATTTCACGGATCCACCAGCCGCCTTCATTTTCGGGGATTATCTGTTCGGCGATGATTTGCGCACTGTTATTGGCATCAACGCTGAGGGAATTGAGTAAGGCCCGGCGCTTTTCCTCCACCAGCGCTGTTTGTTCAGGGTTGGGGGTGGGCAGCGTGCCGCCGCCGTCACCGACCGCCATCTGGGTTATCTCCAATTGGGTACCCAGCGCGGTGGCGTTGGCCAGCTTGGCCGCACCTTGATTGGTTAATATGGCAATAAATTTGGTATTCATGCATTTACTCTTAGGTTGTCGATAATATGGATGGCTCCGCCTATGTGGCTGTAGCCGCTAACGCTGAGAAGCTCAGGCAGGTAGGGATAAACGGTGAGCTCATCGCCGCTGTAACAGCCGGCAAAGACGTTGGCTGGGCCGTGTACGGATAAATTGATTGCCAGCCCGATCAGATGACGGCTGACCGGTTTGGCATCGTCGATCAGCCGCACCAGTTCCTGGTACATCTCATCCGTAATCCCCTGATTCTGTACGCCGACGTCAAGACGATACGTTCCCGCCGGTTCATCGGATTGCCACCACTCCGCGACGCGGATCAAGTAACCGAGCGGCTCCACGACGCGGCGAATGGCGCCGATGGTGCCCTTATGGCGGTGAACGAAAAACGCGGAGGAGACGACGCTGCGTTTGGTCTCTTCGCTCCAGCTTTCATCCCAGTGATCGACGGAGAATGCCCATGCCAGATAGGGCAGCAGATTGAGCGGGCAGGTCGCCGGATTCCACAGTTGGCGCAGCGGCGCCGGCGTTGCGGCCAGCTCGGCGCAGGCCTGCGCTGCGGCAACTTCCAACGGCGAGGAGCCGACCGGCAACAGGCGGCTACTCATCCGATCCTCCGACTTTCAGCGCATAGCTGTTGCAGTAAGAGGCCTGGGTTTTGTCCAGCACGATGTCGTTTTTCGGGCTGGCCAGTTCGACGCGCTGTACCCCTTCGGCATGCAGCGCAGCGTAAATGGCTGACAGGCGGATATCGCGCCCCAGGCGGTGCTGGGCGCTGATGTACTGCTTGAGTTTGGCTTCGGCCGCCTGGCGAATTGGCTCGGCTTCCGGGCCGGGGTAAAGGTACAGCGTCGCATCAATGGCGTAATTGACGATCGCGGCGGACTGCACCGTTACGCGATCGGCGACCGGTCGCACGTCTTCGTCGTTCAGCGCGCGTTCGACGATCGCCAGCAGTTCATCGCTGGCGATGCCGTCACCCTCGCGGGACAGCACGGCGATGACGACGGTGGCCGGGCTGGGGCTGGTGGCGGAAACGTCGGCAATGCGCCCGTCCGCCGAGCGGCCGTGATATTCATAGGCACCGCTGGAACCCGCGACGCTCAACCCTTCGAATGCCTGCTGAATACGCACGCGGAAGTCGCTGTCGGACTCCATAATCGCTGGCACCGGCGGCACGACGCTGTTATCGGGTTTTTGCACTATCAGGCGCTCAACCTGAAAATTGGCGCCGATCTGATCCAGATCGCTGCCGGTGGCGTAGCCGAGCATCACCGCCTGCGACGCTTCATTCACGCGTTGACGCAAAATCAGTTCGCGATAGGCGTTTTCCTGCAGCAGCTTAACCAGCGGCTCCGATTCCAGCGTCAGGGTGCGGGCAATAGCATCGCGCTGATCTTCAGGAGACAGGGCGATCAGCCTGGCCTTACGTTCGGCCAGTAAACTTTCGTAATTTAACGGTTCCACCACCGTCGGGGCAGGCAATAAGCTCAAATCAATCGTAGGCATGGTATTAGCTCACTGAAACTGAAAGGGAAAAGTTATCCGGGGTGTCGGTACGACTGCCGGTCAGGTCGACCACCATTTTTCCGTCAAAGGTGGTGTTAATCGCGATATCGGTCAGACGAATCCTTGGCTCCCACTGCAGCAGCGCGCTGTAACAGGCGGCCATAATTTGCAGCCGCAGCGCATCGTTTTGCGGTTGATCCAGCAGCTCGGAAAGCAGAGAACCGTATTGACGACGCATGACGCGTGAGCCAATCGGGGTAATCAGAATATCGCTTACCGACTGACGAATATGTTCGATGTCGTTAATGGCACGGCCGGAGTTACGGTTCATGCCAATATATTTTTCACTGTTCATAAGGGTTTATCCGTTTGGCCTCCGCCGTTTTGTACGCCGCCGTGCGTGTGGGTATGCAGCACGACGCCGTTAGATGTGAGGCTGCCGCCGGAGTGGGTGACATTGCCGGTGACATCGCCGCCCTGACGGACGGCGAGCGAACCGGTGACCAGATGTTGGGTGCACTCCACTTCCGGGGCATCCAGGGTAATTTTGCTGCTGGCGCGGCAGACGATGTTGGCGGCGCTGACCGTTACCGCTTCCGCAGCCTCCAGCGCGGCGTTTTTAATACCGCGGGCGGTCAAGGCGCCTTGCGCCGGCTCGTACTCAATGACCGCGCCGTCGCCAAAGGCGATATGCAGCGCTTCGGCTGAATGCGACGGCGGCGGGAAGTCATGGGAGAAAATGCCGGGCAGCACGAAAGCGGTGTCCAGTTCGCCGCCCAGCGACAGCACCAGCACCTGCTCGCCGAGGCTGGGCGCCCACCAGCTGCGGGCGCTGCCGGCGCGGCTGGTCAGCCAGTTCAGCCAGTCGGTGTGATTGCCGCCGGTGGTCACGCGACAGCGTCCGCGTTCGAGATCGATCTCGCTGACGGTGCCGATACGGATCAGGTTGCGCACCAGGCGCTGAATATCGGGGTTATATGTGTTCATAGGGTTACCATGCCGGTAAGAGAAAAGGGCGGCAACGCGGCGGGGTTTGACTGCTGACAGCACAACAAAACCCGTCGCCCTGTCCGGGGTTAAGGCTGTTGCAAGTGGCTGATGAGTTCCCCATGCAGATAGACGTCGGTAAAACGCAGCACGTTTTGCGGCTCCGGCGGTTCCGGCAGCGGCGTGATATGCAATGCATCTTCACGCTGCTCCACCAAAATCCGTTCGGTAAGCTGCAGCTGAATGTCGAGCTGGCCGTTTTCTGTAACGTCGAGGCTGAACGCAAAGCCGTTGTTGCGTTTTTCCACGTTAGCCAGCAGATCCGGCTGGTGGCTACGCAGCCACGCCAATACGGTGACCATCACCAGGTCGCAGTCGGCCGCATGTCCAGCCAGCATCAACTTAAGCGAGTAGCGGTATTCAAATGACAACGATGGGCCCGGCGTGGCGACGACCCGGCCGTCCGCCAGTTGCATCGTCAGTTTTTCCGGCTGGGCCTGCAGGTCCGGTAGCGCCTTGAACAAGGCGTCACGCAGCTGGTTGGGTTTTAACATCATGTTTCTCCTGACACTGTTTAATCGCTTCTATCTGTAATGCGCACTGTATGAGCGCGTGTTCGAGCTGACGGATATCGGCGCTGAGATCGCCGTTAGTGGCGAGGTGATTACCGGGGATGGGGCAACTGCTGACTTTCGGACAGCCAGCGTAGGTAATCTCCGGGTTTGGCGAAGGTGGGACGCTGGTGCAGCCGGATAACATCATCAGGCAGCCCAGTGCGATACCAGTCGCGTAGTTTCTTGTTTTCATTGAGTAACCCCTGTAACCGTTGTTCACGTTGCAGTGTTAAACCCTGAGCGCCGCTCAGCGCCTGACGCAGCGCCAGTTCAGCGCGCTCACGCTGTTGGAGCTGTTGTTCCAGTTGGCTGATTTGGGCGTCGCGTGCCGTCAACGTGGCCTGCGCTGCGCCAAGACGCTGTTGCTGATGCTCCAACGTCTGCTGTAGATGTTGGTTTTGCCAGTGCGACGCCGCGAGCAGGGCCAACAGCAACGCACCGAGGCTGAGCAGCCAGCGGTTCATGACGACACTCCTTGTAGACACAGAGCACGCTCGGCCTGGCGGCGGCGCTCCAGCCCTTTACTTTTGACACCGTTGACATATACCCAGCGCGGCAGTTGATCGCAGGCTTGTTGCCAACGCTGCCGTTTGATGAAGTCCGCCAGCGTGGAGCGGCAGGCGGCGCCGACGCCGACGTTAAAGGCAAAGGCGCTGACTGCGTCGTAAACTGGTTGCGGCATGTCCACGTTCATACAGCGCGCAATGCCTTTTTCCACGTTGCGTACGTCGTCCAACAGGTTGGCCGCCGCCTGACGTTCGGTGATCACCGTATTGGGTTTTACGCCCGCGGTATGGCCGATGCCGTTGGTCCAGACGTTGGCGCTGCATTGATAGGGCGACAGCTGGCAGCCCTCAAAGTCGGCAATCAGGCGTAATCCCTGTTCGGAGGTGCGTACCTGGCCGAACTGCGGCAGTGTGGCGGCCAGCGCTAAAATAGCGACGGCGCTGCAGCGTTTAAGAGTTGGGCTCATCGTTTTTCCACCGTTTGAGAATTTTCTTTTTAAGCGACTTTTGTAACTGGTAGCTTTTATGGCGGTAGTACCAGTTCACCGCGAAGGGGCCTACGCCGACCGCTGCGCCGAGCATGGTGGTGATATCCGCCGTTGAGTAACGGCCAAACCATGCCAGTGCGGCTGCGGAGAGGTAGGAGAGCGTTGAGGTGAGTTTTTCCATCGTTTAGTCCCACAATTTCACCGTTTCCCGCCTGGCGGCGGCGTTAAGTTCAGGCATTTCTACCGGATAGCCGTGCGGTAGGCGTGCGCCGTATGCCGCCAGCCCGCGATTAGCGCGATAAACCTGTTCCACCACGTTTTCTGTGCTGCCGTAATAGCGCCAGCACATCGCGTCAATGGTGTCGCCTTGTTGTGCATAAATTTTCATCATTACCATCCTGCGATGCGGTTGTTGGTCAGGGACGCAGGGAGTGCGCCCGGTTATCCGTAGTTTCCCGGCAGAGTCTTGTCGCCACAATGCAATAGGGTTGTGGGCGTAGTGACACAACGGATCGGGATAATTACCCTGGTGCGGATAAAAAAATACCCGCCGGTCGGCGGGTAAAAATTGGCAGCAAAATGTAGGGCGCGGGGGCTAGCGGGAGCGTTGTTGCTGGTCTGCCGGATAGTAGACGGTTTGATAATCGTTCTCGGGGAGTTCCTGCGCGGCCAGATCGGAAATCAGTGACATGGCGACCAGGAACTCGGACGGGGTGCACTGTGCAGCCTGTGATACATCGGCGATGAACTGGATGCGTGACAGTGTTAGTTGTTGTTTATCCATAATTTCCACCGTGTTTGCCCTCGCTTAAATATACTGTGTATTTATACAGTATTAAGCAAAATGCTAAATGGGTCAATGCTTCTGCGCGCCAATTGTTGACGCTGAAGACGGCATATATGGATTAATCTGAAATGATAAGGAGGGGTAAAACACTCGGTGAGTGGGCACTGCTGCTCTGAGCCATATGAGGCAAGGCTGAGAGTGACCGCCATGCATTTTATGTCGTCATTTCTCGCAAAATCGAGCTTGATATTTTTCTTTAATTATCATTCCGGTGCAGACAAAATAGACAACTAATTATCATAGGCCGATTTTTGTGGCCTGTGACGGTATTTGTATTTTCGGCGTCCATACCGCATCATTTAACTATAGGTTAAATAATAGGCTAGCCTGGTGTTGATAATGCATTTCATCCAGGCTAAGTCGTAAAGTGTGACTTGCTTATGCAAGCTTTAATTGTAACCGGGGAAAATATGGCTGAAGATACTGTGAATGAGCGAGCCGCCGTCGGAGCCGTGATAGAAAGAATTCTGTCCGCTTACGGCATCACGACGCAGAAAGAGTTGAGTGAGATTTTGGGCATTGCGCCAAATAATGTGAGCAGTTGGCAGCAGCGCGGCAGCGTACCGGGCTATGTCATTATCAATTGCTCATTGACCACCGGCGCTGATTTGTCCTGGTTAATGACCGGCGAGTCCACCGCGGTGAAACCGAAGGCCAAACAACAGGCGGCGGTTCACGGTAAAGCACTGTACGAGCGCGTGCTGGCATCCGGCGGTAAAGGCGTGCTGCGTCGCATTTTGGACGCTTATGGTTTCAGCCTGCAGAAAGAGCTGGGTGATTTACTGGGAATTTCGTCCGGCACCATGAGCACCTGGGTGCGCCGCAACTATTTCCCTGGGGATATCGTGGTGACCTGTGCGTTGGATACCGGCGTTTCCCTGCAGTGGCTGGCTACCGGGGAGGGGGAAATGCTCGAGGCGGGATCGGCGCAGGCGAAACAAGCTGAAGGTGCGCGGGTACTGCCGCTGTATCGACTGATCGCCGGTCAGCTGAAAGATGGCGGTGAATGGGTGGCCGACCGAACGTTGATTCCGTCCACGGCTGAACGGCCGGCGTATGTGGACGGCGGCCGCCTCGCATGGCTGGTGGATTTGTCGGTGACGAATATCGCCAACGGACGCTGGCTGCTTGATATCGACGGTAACCTGGACGTGTACGATATTGCCCGCTTACCGGGCAATCAGCTGCAGGTCAGCGGCAACAGCGCCGATTTCCAGTGCTGCACCGATGCGGTTAAGGCGCTGGGGATGGTGTGGCTGACGCTGACGCCGCAGGCATAAAAGGTTGGCCTACAAAAATGCGGTGACCAGCAGGTAGCCGGTAACGCAGGCGGATGACACGCCGATCAGCCCTGGCATGATAAAACTGTGGTTGATGATAAATTTCCCGATGCGCGTCGTACCTGAGCGGTCGAAACCAATGCAGGCCAGATCGCTGGGGTAGGTGGGCAGTACAAAGTAGCCGTAGGCCGCCGGGAAAAACGCCAGCAGTATTTTCGGTTCGACGCCCAGTTGTAACGCCATCGGCGCAATGGCGGTCAGCGCGGCCGCCTGGCTGTTCACCAGTTTCGAGACCAGAAACAGCACGATGGCGTAAGTCCAGGGCTGGCTTTTGACCACGTCTTCAAGCAGCAGTTTTAACTCCCCCATATGCGCCTGGAAAAAGGTGTCGCTCATCCAGGCGACGCCGAATACCGAGAAAATGGCGACCATACCCGCTTTAAATACCGAGCCGTTGGCGATCTCGCCCGGTTTGACCTTACAGCCAATCAGTATGACGGCGCCGGCAATCAGCATCATCATTTGGATCACCAGGTTCATTGAGAGAGGCTTCAACACTCCGTTGACGGTGAAGGACGGGCGCAGCTCGGAGAAGGCACCGAGTAATACGACGACGGCGATCGCGGCAAAAAAGATCAGGGTTGACGCATAGGCTGATTTGGCAAAGCGCTGATCCAGTAAGGTCTCGCTGGCGCCGTAAATATAGGCGCGCTGTTCAGGATCGCGGATGCGTGCCTGGAAGTCGACATCCTGCTCCAGCTCTTTGCCGCGCCGCAGGCTCCAGAGCGCCGCAATCAGCACGCCGACCAGCGAGGAGGGGATGGAAATCGCCAGGATCTCCACCAGGGAGTATGCACGCCCTATTCCGTGCCCGGCGGCGATAATTGATACCAGAGAGACGACGGCCACGGAAACCGGCGAGGCGGTAATCGCCATTTGTGAGGCGACCGAGGCAACGGCCATCGGGCGTTCCGGGCGGATGCCTTTTTTCAGTGCGATATCACCGATGATCGGGAACATGGTGTACACCACGTGGCCGGTGCCGCACAAAAACGTCAGCGTCCAGGTGGTCAGCGGCGCAAGCAGCGTAATGTGCTGAGGGTGCCGACGCAGCAGACGTTCGGCGTATTGCATCAGTACGTTCAGTCCCCCGGCGGTTTGCAGTACCGAGGCGCAGCCAATGACCGCCAGAATAGTCAGCATCACCTCAATGGGCGGCTTACCCGGCTGTAAGCCAAAAACAAAGCACAGCACAAAGATACCGATGCCGCTGATTAATCCCAGCCCCATACCGCCATAGCGCGTGCCGACCAATAGGCAGGCAATGATGATGATGAATTCCAGAGTTATCAT